TATTTAGAGATCATCTACTCCTCTAACCCTGCGGCTGTTGCTCAGGTAGATAATTTGTCTATCCCTGACATTTTCGCGAACGCGGTGCTGAACTACGTTTTGTACATGGCTTACATGAAAGATGCTGAATACGCTGGCAATCAGCAGCGCGCGTCTAGCCACTTCCAGTTGTTTACAGCATCTATTACGGGCAAGGGACAGATCGACGCGATCACAAACCCAAATATGGAACGTAGGGCCCCCCAGCAACTAGCGATGGCGTAAATTATGGCGATTTCGTACGAAGCGCTACTGCCCGATATCCTACCGATGGTTCCAGGGTGCCCTGACTCGTTGATTAAAAACAACATCAGGTCTGCCGTCATTGAGCTCTGTGAACGCGCGAGCGTGTATCAAGCTGAACTAGACCCCCTGACAACCGTCGGCAATATCTACGAGTATGACTTAGAAGCCCCGTCAGGCACGGTGGTGCAAAAGATCCTATGGATTACTCATGAAGGCAAAGACCTCGAACCCCTAACCTCTACCCTTTTAGAGCAAAGAATTCCTAAATGGCGCGAAGGAAACGGCGTACCTGAATACTACGTACAGCAGGGGTCAGCATTGGTTTGGTTAGCCCCGATTCCAACAGCAACGGGCGTATCAAGCACCATCGTCAGGGCCGTACTCAAGCCAACGCACACAAGCTCTGCGTGCGATGACGGAGTCATGAACGACTATAGAGACACCATTATCAATGGTGCCCTATTCCGACTGCTAAGAATCCCAAACAAAGAATGGACAGACCTTCAAGGCGCTAGTGTGTATGGGTCTTTATTTAACGAAGGCACCATGATAGCGGAGCGTAAAGCGCGTGGCGCAGATACCGGAGTAGCTAGGAGAGTTCGATATGGTGGAACGACAGGTGCATGGCGCACAAGACGTAGACACTATGGCCGCGGCGGCTAACCCGGCGCGAGCGAATATCCGGGAAGAATGGGCGTGGGTAAAACAGGGTATTAAAGAAATATTAGCCGAGCAGCCTCAGCTAACTTTCATACCAGAAGACGTGTACGCAGCCTGTTTGAACCAAGAAGCCCACCTCTGGGTTGCCCCAGAAGGTTTTGTGATAACGACGGGAGAGCGGGACGAGTTTACGGGTGCCAGGACATTCTTAGTCTGGTTAGCGTGGGCCAAGGTCCGCGGACAAAACTGCGTGATTCAGTACTACGATTTTTTCGCCGCAGTCGCAAAAGAAAACGGCTTTAGCAATATAGAAGTACGAACACCAATTACTGCGATTGAGCCATACCTCATATCGCAAGGTTGGAAGAAAGACACAGTAGTCTACACGAGAGAACTCTAATGGGTAGCAAACCTAAGCAACAGGACTATCAAGCATCAGAAGGCGAAAAAGCGTCAGCGTCTGTCGCGATGGCAGAGTATACATACTTCAAACAGAAGTATGATCCGCTGCTACAGAAGATGCGCGATGACTCCCTAGGCACTAACGACGATAAGACGCTTAGAGGTCGCGCAAACGCCGACACTATGCAAGCACTTACATCCGCTCCAATGGCGCAGCAGGCTATGTCTGGCCAAGGGTCAGAAGACCTCGCGCAAGCTTACCAGGGCCAACTTGGTATAGCGGACAAATCCGCTGAAGATATTCGCAACAAAAAACAAATGAACGTGCTCGGAACCGCCCGAGGCCAAGCGTCTGATGCCCAGTCTGGTATGGCGCAAGCAGCAAACCTCGCGACCTCTGAAGCCCTAGAGCGTGCTAAGAATAAGCAGCTGGTGTCCCAAGCGAAGATGACCGCTATAGGTCAGGTAGCAGGTGCCGCCCGTGCGCAGGGTATGGCAAACAAACAGACAACTGGGCAAAAAATGGGCGCGAACGGGATGGGGCCACCCCAAGAAGTGAAAGGCTCGTTCTTTAGCCCGGTTAATGACGCTGGCCAAAAAGTTTCTGGTTTCAATAACCGTCTTGCGTTTTCAAATATTTTTGGTGGGGGTTAAAAATGCTGGTGGGAGCAGGTAGTTTTTCAATGTTAGGAGAAGCCGCGCTAGCGGGCCTCGCAAGGCAAAACGGAGGGCAAAACGGAGGGCAAATTGGAGGGCTTCCAAATGTTTCGGACCCCGAAAAGACATACGCCAACATAACGCGACAAGAATATCTTGACTACGTTAGTCAGTATCGCGATTTCGAAGAGCAAATGATAACCGAGGCGCAAACAGACACGTCGTTGATCGATGCGTCACGCGAGAATGCGCAGATTGCCTCCGGCATAGCGCAGGGTGTATCAGACCGTAACGCTAGTCGGTATGGGGCGGCGCTAACGCCTGCTCAAGCACAAGAACAGAGACGAGCTCTCGAACGTGGTAACACGCTTGGGTCTATACAGTCGGTCAATGACGCCCGCATTGCGCAGCGCGAACTTAATCAAAACAAACTCGCAGACCTAATTAATATCGGGCAAGGCGTAAACCGGTCGTCCCTGTCTCAAATGGGCTCAGCCGCAGCTAATGCGACGCAACGTAAAAACGCGTACGACTCAGCGAAAGCCGCGTCCAAAGCGCAAACTATGAGCACCGTTGGTAGTTTGGGTGCGATGGCAATCATGGCTTTTGCCTTTTAAAGAGAGAATATTATGTCCCTAGCAGCAGGCATTGAGAAAGGCATGGCAGGCGCAATGGCTTTTGGCCAGCAGCAAACTCAGAACAAGCTCGCGAAAGCAAAGTTTGAAGAGCAGAAGCGGCAGTACGACCAGTCGTACGACGAGAGCGTGCGTCAGTTTAATCTTACTAATACCTTAAATCAGAATCAGGATAAGAGGCTGCAGGAAACTCAAGACCAGGATACAAATAAGTATAATAGGGAGATAAAGCAACAGGACGCTGACTACCACTATAGCATCTTGGATATGGGGGGCTATATTGCCGCAGATCGAAAGAGCCTGAATTGGCAAAAAATAAAAAAAGGTGTTGAAGAAGGAGACGGACAGGCTGAACAACTCGTACTTGGTTATGCGACACAGTTCGGTAATTTACCTGAAGGCTCTGTCGCCGAAAGCATAAGAGCGCTGCCCGAAGGAGGTTTTGCTGTATCAGTGCGAAATGCCGACGGGTCTTCTGGTGTGATTACAGAGGACGGCACAAGTAACCCTGATTCTACCGTCGTAAACTTTGCGCCGGGCCAGCTAGCCAAACTAGCAAACACTTATTTTCAGCGCGAAGTTGCGTCGAGAACAAGCAAGTTTAATTCGACGGCCAATCAGACCGCCCAAGATATGATTGCCACAGATTTCGCACTACAGGCCGTCAACGACCAAGAAGCTGATTTTCTCCAAAATGCGGAGTATGAGCGGCAAGTAGCTGCCGCTGCGCTACAGAAAGGGGGCACCGCGCTAGCTCGCGGCGTGGATATTGCTATCGCAGACGGCGGTCCTGAAGTGGTCGATATGATTGGTAAGGACCTGGGTGTAGCCAGACCCCAACCAACTGTAACGGCGAACCCTGCCCAGGTCGATGATAGTGCACCTGCCCAGACCGATACCCAAGCACCTGCTATGCCCACGCAAGCACCTGCTGCACCAGCCCCTTGGAGCATGGACAGTGTAGACCGCGGTACGAAAAGCGGAAAGCTAATTGCTTCATTAGAAGGCGTGGCAAAAGATCGAACAGCAAACCCAAGGTCACGTAAAGATATTACACCGGCCGGCCAAACAGAAAAACTCATGGCCCGTAAAGCCGAGCTTGAAAAAAACATAAGTGCCGTAGAGAAGAATCGGGCGAACACCCCGAACTTAAAGGTTGCCCCTGAGAGAGACGGCCTACCAAAGTCAAAAGCTGAGCTCGCGCAAATAAACGCGTACCTTGACAAAGATAAACCGAACTTGTTTGCACAAGAGCCCGCTACAGAAGCTATCGCTACTCAGACTGCAGGCAAAACCACAAAAGAAATTGCGCAGGGCGTCAACGACGGCGCTATTACGGTAGATCCACAAACTATTAATCTAGTAGCGCAGAAGCTACGGGACGAAGGTTTCAAGGAGATACGTGACTTAAAACGCCTTACAGCTAGAGACGCGGCTATTGCACGAGCTGCCATTCTCGCAACGTCAAAAGACCCAAACATTCGTGATGAAATGGTTCGGCAGATAACTAACATATTTGATAACCCCGACAACAGTCCGAATTTGAACGCGAAAGACATGTTGAATCAGCAGAACAGTGATAGAACCTATCGCTTGGCTAGGGCTAATTATAACAAGTCGGTCAATGACGCCCTCGCAAGGGATTGGGAGACTGCAAACGAAGCGTCTGCGGCTCTTATTGAGACGACATCAAAACTATTTTTTGGTGAGAACGGCGATGAACAGAACTTTAATGCTACAAGCGCCAACATGTTGTTCAAAGGCCCTGCTCTTAACGGTTTCTTTGTTCGTATGAAAAGAGCTGGAACCCAGGCGGAAAAAAACCAGTACATGCTGGGGCTTAATTCAGCTATTAGCTTAGGTATTGCAGGCCTTGCAGGAGAGCAGGACGGGGGTATCTCCGAGTCCCTTGCTGATTTCTTTGTACGCGGAGAAGTCACTGATAATAACAACCCTATCGACTTTGACCTGCGTAGAGTTCGCGCCAACGATATAAAGAATCCTACGATGTTTTATTACGTCGATGCTGACGGTAATAAGACTGACCAACGAATCGATGCTCAAGAGCTTCAGGGCATATCAGAGAGCGTGTATGAGATAGTTAGAGAACAAGCCATCGCTAATACTCCTAAGCCAAAAGGAAAATAATTTATGGCTTCAGACGCTCTGCAGTCTTTTCTTTTCGGTACACCGGATGCGGGAGCTAATGGAGGGCCCAGTGGCGATGAAGTCATTCAGGGGTTACCTGATACAGGCCCCGTCAATCCAGATAGCATTGGTGACGCGTTTAGCGCGGGCTTGAAGTCGGGGGGTGAAAGCCTTGGTGCAGACATTGAGTACTTTAAAGCGCTATTCAATACCCTGACTGGGGATGAAGAAGCTGCAGAGACGAACGTCCGCCGCGCTCGAATCCAAGAAGCTCAAGCCGCTATCCCTGTATCCACGATGGAGACGTTCTCTGAGTTTGTTGATGAGCCGACAATCGAAGGCTTTTTCATGCAAGTTGGCAAGTCTACAGGCGAGCTGATGCCTTCGGCTATATCCAGTATCGCGAGTGGTGGTATTGGCGGCATTGGCGCGGTGCTAGGCAAAACCGCGATCAGTAAAGCCAGTAAATCTATAGCTAACCGCATCGTAAAAGACGCCCTTAAAAACACAGCTGATGGTACTGCTGATGCTTTGGAGAGAGAGCTCGCGCAATCTGCATGGGGGGTTTTTAAAGCGGGCGCGTTCGTTGGTGCAGGCGCATCAGAGTTCGCCCCTCTAGCTGGCGGTAACTTGTCAGAAGCCCTCGAAGCTGGGCAAGAACTAAACTCAGATACAGCTCTCCGCGCCGCAGCAGTTGCAACACCACAAGCAATACTTGGTGTTGGTGCTGAAGCGGGAATGCTGAAGCTGATTGGTAACGTCGCCAAGAAACGCGCGGTCAAAGAAGGGTCGCTCTTTGGCCAGTTAGCGAAAG